CTACATCGGCACCCGCACCGTTACCTTGCGCGGGCGTTCATTGCCACTGCCCTGCACCAGCACCGTGACGACGCAGGTCTGGCCATCGGATGAGGGCTGTGCGGAGAGCAACTGGCCGCCCGTCTCGCTGACAACGAGGGAAGCAGCGGTGCCGCAGTCGGCGGCCGCGAGGATGAGGTAATCTCGTGCCGCCGCCGGTTGGGCGGCAGCCAGACCGGCAAGGCCGGCGATCATCATCGCTATGAGCGGCAGTCTCGCCATGTGCAACTGGTCCATCTTCGAACGGATCAAACAGATCCAAATCATGTGATGGAGTATGTAACGAGCAGCGCCTGAATGGCAAATGAATGGTCAGCGATGTTTTCCTTCAACCCCTCACGTTGCGCCCGATAACGGTGCTGGCGGCGATGCGGCCGTAGATGGATGTGGCTCCGCCCACCATGCCCGCAACGGCGATCGCAAGATCCGCGATGTCGTTTTGCACGTCCGGCGTCAGATCGACGCCCATCGCCTGCAGGAAGGACGCCACCACCGCCACGAGGGCACCCCAGACGGTCTTTGAGTGATACCACTTCTTCGTCATGTCCATGATCTTCTCCTTCGTCAGACTGGAATGATCACATGCGCCGGCAGGCCAAGCGGCACGGCGCGGCCGGCCTGCCGAACCCGAAAGGCCAGCACCGGTTGCAGATGTCCGAAATCCTCGAGTTCGTCCGCCTCCGGGTACAGAAATTGCGGTGCAGTCACCTCGGCCGCTCGCTTCACCTCGGACCCGTGGAGGATTTCGACACGGTAGCGCTCCTCCGGCTCGTCGAGCATGATCTCTGCAGCGTTCCAGTCGTCTGGCTCGATCCTTCCCCGCCGGATCCATGAAAGACTGAGGCCATCTGTCAGGCGCCTGCCGCGCAGATGCACGGGTGCAAGCGGGGTTTCCGCGCGCAACCCTCCCATGAAGGTCACCGGACCGACGCGGTTGCCGGGCGCCACCGTGCCTTCAGCCAGCCAGTTCATGCTGCGGCCCCGATCCTCTGCCGTTAGACCAAGCGGCACCACCGCCTCGTCGAGCAGCACCACGGGGGCGCCGGTTGAGGCTCCCGCAGCCATCGCGTCCTCGGTGCCGGCAAGGCCGCGCAGCAGCGTCGTCAACCGCCAGCGGTTCGGCGAGACCTCCGCGGCATGCACGAAGCTCAAGATTTCCCAGACACCGTTATCCGCACGCACAGCAAGACGGTTTTCTCCCCCAAGCACCGCCTGGGCTGCCGCCGAGGATAGCCCGCCAAAGAAGAGCTCCAGCTCCACCGAAACGCTCCTGTCAAAGCGGCCGCACACCGCGCCAGCGCCAAGCGGCGCCGTCAGGCGCCCGATCCGGGCCGGCCGGTCGAGCGACGCCCGCGCAACATAGCTTTCCGTCGTCATCGACGAAGAGAGTACGATCCTCTGCCAGGGCCTGGCCATGGCCGCTGCCCGCGCAAAACTCTCACCGGCGCCGCTTGCAAATCGTGGCAGATCCATGAGGTGCAGCACCGGTACAAATGCATCCGATGCCGCTCCACCCCCGACAGGCCCTGGAACTTCCGCAACCGGCGCGGATGAAGCCGAACTCAGGTGCTGGCGCGCCTCGATCCGCCGCACGGGCCCCTCCTCGACGCTTGAGACAAGAAAGGTGCCGCCAACCTCGGGCAGTTGAATCGGATCGCCCGGCTGAAGGCCGATCTCTGCGGGAGAGAGCGAAAAATTCAGCACCCGACGGGAAACCCACTGCTCGCGAACCGCCGCTTCGGCAGCGGCAACCGCAGTCTCCTGCGCCAATACCGCCGGCAGATCGTAACTCAACAGGCGCTTGCTTTGCGTCCTTGTACGGCGCGAGCGTGCACTCGCCTGCTCGTAGTCCAGAGCAGGATTGTAGGAGCTGATCACCACCTCGGCTGCAAAATCGCTGTCATGTCCGCGGGTTTCTCGCCACACGGCCTCGTCTTCGAGGTCCGCCAGAACCTCCAGCGACCGAGGCGCCAGACTTGCCGCACCTCTGGATCGGAACCGCAACCGCCCCGCCTCCTCGATCGCATCGATCCGGAAGACCTCAAGCAGTGGCGCCAGCAGCGCCCGCGCCGACGTCACCTCCGCCTGCACATAGCCGACGAGGTCGCCGCTGACCTCCGAAACGTCGAAATCGGTGAAACCATGGTCTAGCAGGATCGCCGCAATCGCATCCGCCAGCGTTGTCGCACCCAGCCTGCCGTTCAGCCAATGTCCGGCGCGCCAGTTGCCGCCGTCGCTCCAGGCAAAAATCTCTGCCGGAAAGGCCGGATACGGACGCGCGTCCCAGGTCCAGAGAAACACGTGGTCCAGATCGACCGGCGAAGAGACTTCTTCGGACCAGTGCCGATGATGCGCCTCAAGAAAGCGCCGTTGCATCGCATCGGATCGGGCACGGCTGGAGAAATAGGGCGCGGCGCTTTCGGTCGATTTGGGGTCTACGAAGACGTTCGGCTGGTTGGCGCCCTTGTCGACTGCCGGGCAGCCGAGTTCGGTAAACCAGATCGGCTTCATCCCCGGCTGCCATGCCGTCGGCTGCGCCACTTCGCTGCCGGCGATGCGGTTATAGTGCGGGTTCGACCACCAGGCGCCGATGTCCTTGTAACGGAACACCCAGGGCTTGCCCGCGCCGCCGTCGGTAATCGGCGTGCGCACCCGCGCCATCCTGTCGGCCGCACTCGCATAGAACCAGTTGAAGCCTTCGCCGGCCGTGATCTGCCCCTGCATCGCGCCTGCGTCATCGGCAACGCGAAAGCCATCCGGATTGGCTTGCGTCAGATCCCCGTCGCGCCAGTCGGCGAGCGGCATGTAGTTGTCGATGCCCACCGCATCGATTGCCGGCGAGGCCCAGAGCGGGTCGAGATGGAAGAAGACGTCGCCGGAACCGTCCTGCGGATGGTAGCCGAAATACTCGCTCCAGTCGGCACCATAGGTCAGCTTCGTGTGGCCTCCGGCGATCGCCCGCACGTCGGTCGCCAGCTCGACCAGTTGCTCGACAAACGGAAAGCTTCCGTTGTTGTCGCGCAGCTGCGTCAGCCCGCGCAGTTCCGAGCCGATCAGGAAGCCGTCAACGCCGCCTGCATCCGAAGCCAGACCGGCATAGTGCATCACCATTCGACGGTAACCGTCAGCGCCACTTGCAAAGGCGGTGACCTGAGCACGCGCTGCCACCGTTTTGTCCGCTGTTCCGGCCAGGCCCGGCGCCGGAGAGCAGGTGATCCGGCCGCGCCAGGGATAGCTTGCCTGCTCGGGCCCACCATAAGGATCCGGCAAGCCGTTGCCCGGCCGTATGTCCATCATCAGGAATGGATAAAGATAAACCTTGAGCCCGCGCGCCTTCAGATCGGCGATCGCCTGGCGCACGCTCGCGTCACTCGGCGTGCCGCCATAGGCGGGGCCGCCGTCATGCCGGCTGACGAGATGCGCCTCGGCCCGCCCGAGCCCGGCCACTGCCCACGCAGCGCTTTCCTCATCGCGATTCGTCACCTCGACGCCCGGCAGGATGCGGCAGTGCCGGGCCCTCAAGTCGGTGCCGAACCAGGCGATGACGAGCGCCACCCGTTCGAGATTCGGGCAAAGCGCCGTCAACTCGTCCAGCGATGCCTGCCAGTCGGTCTCGCTTGTCAGCGTGTGGCGGTTCATGATCCGCGCGCTGCCTTCGCCCGTCTTCTCCGTCACCTGAACGGTCGCATACCCGTGCTCCGTCGCACCGGGAATGACAGTCACCGCCCGGATTTGCCGCTCCAGCGCGCCCACCGGCCGCAGCACCTCGAACTGCAGGAGCGGGATGCGGTTGCCGAATGGGTCGAGCGGCAGCCGCTCGAAGACCACATAGGCAAGCCCGCGATAGGCCGGAGCATTCCCAATCCCCTGCTTCGCCTCCAGCAGCGGATCGGGCAACTGCTCTTCACTGCCGCGATAGACGCGCATCTCTATGCCCGTCAGATCAAGCTCGCGACCGTCCGCCCATACCCGCCGAACACGCGCTATCTCGCCCTCACAAAGGCCGATCGCGATGTTGGCATAATAGCGGAAGGTCTCGATCTTCGGGCCGCTCGCCTTGCCGCCGGAACGCTCGCGCCGCACTTCCTCCTCGAAGCGCGTTGCCCAGATCAGCGTGCCGCCAATGCGGGCCGTACCGTAGACGCGGCTGATCGCCGTGCCCTCGTCTGCCCCGGGAATGCGCGCCGTCCCCAGCCGCGCGCCGGAGATCGTGCGCCCGCCATTGATCAGTGCCCGGTCCACATAGCTTCCGGCAAGTCCGCCCGCGGCACGCCCCAGGATCGCGCCAACAGGGCCGAAGACACCGCCGAGCGCCGCGCCCGCCGCTTGAAGGAGAATGGTGGCCATGGCGCCTCCCGGCATCCATTGGGATGCCCGTCGATTGAGTTAGGGTGAAACTGCCTCGGGAAACCGATGCACGGCCGCAATCCGTCGCCGCCAGGATGGGACCAGCACCGAGCGCGTCACCGCCGCCTGCTCATAGGCATGGATGAAGTGATCAGGCCCGACCAGAATGCCCGCATGCTTGGCGGCGCAGCCGGCACGCCAACGAAACAGCATGAGGTCGCCCGGCTCGGCCGCATTGATGCAAAGCGCTGGACCAAACAGCCGCAGCGCCGCTTCGATCAACCGCTCCTCGCCGCTGCGTTCGGCCCAATCCGGCGCATAGGGCGCCACGGCCTGTGGCTCCTCGCCGCAGAGCTCCCGCCAGATGCCGCGGATCAACCCGATGCAGTCGCAGCCCACGCCCTTCGTCGCGCCCTGATGCCGATAGGGCGTGCCGATCCAGCTCTCCGCCAGCATGACGACCCTGTCGCCTCGCGGGCTCATGGGAAGATCACCCCGCCGTCGTGCCGGCCTTCGCCGGCAGCATAGGAATAGGCAAAGTCGCTGCCCGGAACATGCGGGAAGCCACGGAAATTGAGGTGGTTGTCAAACCGGCTCTTGCAGGTGGCAAAGGTCTTGTCGCAGCCGGCCGCGATGCTGAGGGCCTGCCCCGGCTGCAGGTCTCCCTCCAGCGGCAGCCAGAGCCGCAGCTCAACCCTTCCATCCTCCAGCCTGCGATGTTCCTCAACATCCACCCGCCGTGCGTCGTCGAGCGTCAGCACGCCAAGGCGGAAAAAACCATCGGCAAAGCCACCCAGTCCATCCACCAGCATTGTGCTTGCATCCACCAGCGCAACCACGGTGCCGCTCCCGGTCCAGGCCACAAGATCCACGCGGCACCCGCCATCCCCAAGCTCTGCATCGCAGCGGCGATTGTAGACGCGCCCCTGCGGCTGGGCGAGCCGATGCGCCATGCTGCGCAGCTCCGCCGTAAAGGCTGCGCCCGACCGCACCACCTCCCCGACTTCGCGCACTTCAAGCAGCATGTGCTCCTCGGGCGCCTGCCAGTTGACGAGGTAGCGTTCCACCCGCGCGCCATCATAAAGCCCCGCGGAAAGATCTGCCTCGGTGATGACATCGCTGGAGAACCCGCCGGCCACTTCGTCCGTGCTGGCGGCAAGCCCCGTCGCCGCCTCCACCTCACCACCGGCAAAGCCGCTGGCAGCAAGGAAGGTCGTGCCGGCAAAGACCAGATCATGGTCATGGTCGGTGAAGCCGAGCACACGGCCGTCGCGGCGCGTCACGCGCCAGCAATGGCAGGTGGTCGTTGCCTCACCTGCCAGATGCGCGGCAAGACCGGCTGGAACAGCTCTCATGGCAGGATCTCCGTCAGCGGAATGGTGGGAATGCGCCCCGCCTCGAAATGCGAAAGATCGACGTCGATGCGGTCGGTGTCGAAGCGCACCGGCACATCGAACTCGAAGCCCGCCCGCACCTCCGCGCCCGTACCGGGAATATGCCCGGCCGTAAAACTTACCGTGCCGGCAACCGCGTTCACGGCGTAGTCGGCCGGCGCCTTCGCCACGCCATCGATGGAGACCACCACCGTTCCCGCCACCGGCTTGGCGATCCGCCGCACCCAGCGGGAGCCCGCATCGCCATAGGTCTTGGCCAGCGAGAAGGTGGCAGTCTCGCCATCGCCGGTCCCGATACCCTGGTCGCTCGCCGAAACCGCAGTACCCGGCCCACACGATCTCCAGTCCAGCGGATCGCGAAAGCGAAAGCCATGGAGCCGACCGCGGCGGGCCTCAAAGAACTCCAGCACCGCGTAAAGATCGGCTGCCGACTTGATGCCCGATCCCGCATCGTAGCTTCGGCGGGAATCGCGCCAGCGGGCGTTGCGGTTCTCCCGCCCGTTGGACAGGTCGACGATGTCGGTCCGGCGCACCGGCCCGCCGCTCGTTCGGAGCGCCAGGCGCAACGGAAAGCGAACCTCGTGAAAGGCACTCATGGCTGATCCTCATGGCCAATCGTTTTTGTGCTGCATCGCCGCTCGATGCTGCCGCCCGTTTCAAAGCTAGGCCTGCCCCTAAAGCCCGCGCTGGCCGCGGCCGAAGCTGCGCGCCAGCATCGCGGCAATCTGGCCCTCGCTTTTGCGAAAGCTCCCCGCGTCGGTGGCCGTCACGTTGAAGACGATCTGGGTCGCCGCGCCGCCGCTGCCCGCCGCAACGCCAAGCGCGCCGTCGGGACCCCGCTTCAGCGGCAGAATGGCTTCCGCCCCCGCCTCGCCCATCAGTCCGACATTGCCGCCGCCGCCCATCGGAAAGAAGCTTGGCGAACGCACCACGCCGCCATCCGCAAACGGCACCACGGATCCCATCACGTCACCAATTGCATTGCCTAGCGCAGATTGCAGCGGCTTCAACGCAGCAGACAGCGCAATGTCCGTCAGCCGGTTTCCCAGCCCCCGCAACACGTCCTCCAGCCCCTTGCCGCCGACCGTGGCGGAGCGCAACGCCCCCGTCAGCGCCGCCCCGAACCGCTGCGACCGCGCCTCCAGATCCGCCATTACCCGACCAAGCTCTTCCGCCTCGCCGAGCGTCTCGGCAAGTGACAGGTCATCGTCTTCCATGGTTCACCTCATCAATCCGGAAACCGCCTCATCAGCGCCTCCAGCCCCATCCGCTCCATCACCGCCGCACGCGGGCGCAGGCCGCCCGCCATTGCGGAAAACTCCAGCGGCGTCAGGCGCCAGAACACGTCGGGGGAAAGCCGCAGCAGGCAGAGGCCGACATGCATCACCGTGTCCCAGGGAAACGGCTCTGCGGGCGGTCTCGCGCCGGCTGCGGCAATCAAGGGTCCGGCGGGGTCGCCTCCTGCGGTGGCCCGAAGGTTGCGGCCAGAAGCGCGCCCACCAGCTGGGCGGCGCCCGCCACCCCGCCCTCGACGCTCAACCCCGCCACCTCGTCGTCCGAATAAAGATTGCCTGCGCCGCGAAGCCCCGCGCCGAGGATGCGGATCATGTCTGCCGCGCGGATGCGCCCGCCGGCAAACCGCTCCGCCAGCCCCTGCAGGTCGCCGGAGCCAAAGGCTGTTTCCAGCTCCGCCAGGCTGCCGAGCGTCAGGCAAAGCACCCGCCGCTCACCGTCGATGACCGCCTCCACCTCGCCACGCCGCCGGTTCGCCCGCCCGAGAGTGCCCATCAGAGCGCTCCGAAGCTCAGGCTGCCGGCCGATTCCAGTGCCAGCTCGAACCGCACCTCACCGTTGTGGTCGCCGGAATATTCAAGCGCGGTGATCTGGAAGAGCCCGGTGACGGTGCCGAAGTCGGGGATCAGCACCTGCCAGGAAAGGATCGTGCCCCCAAAGAAGGCGCTCCGCACCAGCGCATCGCTTGCCTGGTCCTTGAACAGCCCGGCGCCCGTCAGCGACGCCCGCTGCACGCCCGCACCGCCCAAAAGCTCGCGCCAGCGACCGGCGCTTTCGGCATCTGTCACATCCACCGTTTCCGCATTGAATGCCAGCCGCCGCGATCGCAGACCGGCAACCGTCGTCCATCCGCCGCCTGCATCCACCTTCAAGAGCAGGTCCTTACCCTTCTGCGCCACCATCATCTTCCCCTCTTTGCTGATCGAGGCATCCGAACGACGCCCGCACCGTCATAGAAATCGCACTTCCGCCACAGCGCGCTTGCTGCTACCGGTCACAGACCGCAGCTTTCTCCCCCGACGCCATGCCCTTCCTCACCAGACGTTCCGCACAGACCGTAGCCGTGCTCGCCGTCACCCAGCTGATCGGCTGGGGCACGACGTTCGAGGTGCTGGGCGTCATGGGGCGTGTGATCGCTCCTCAGCTTGGACTTCCCAACGAAGTCATCTTCGGCGGTCTCACCATCATGATGATCGTCAGCGCGCTTGCCGGTCCGCAGACGGGACGCCTGCTGGCCCGTCACGGTGCTGCGCGCGTTCTCGCCGCCGGCGCCACCGCCTTTGCCACCGGCCTTGGCCTGCTTGCCGTTGCCGACGGCATCGGCATCTACATCCTCGCCTGGATCGTCATCGGCATCGGCGGCGCGCTCGGTCTGTCTGCCCCTGCCTATACGGCAGTCGTGGAGCGCGAGGGGCCGGACGCAAAACGCGTCATCGCCATCCTGATGCTCTTCACCGGGCTCTCCGTCACGATCTTCTGGCCGCTTCTGTCGCTCCTGAACGATCTCATGGGATGGCGGCTCACCTTTGCCCTGTGCGCCGGCTGCCAGCTTTTCATCTGCGTCCCGCTCTACCTCGCGGCGCTGCCAAAACCCATCTCGGCCGACAGTGCTGCCGAAGTCGCCGACAGCGTGCCCGTGCCCCTGTCGGCGAACCAACGTCGCGCGGCATTTGCGCTTGTCGCAGTAACCACAACCATCGCTTCGTTTGTCACGTTCGGCATTGCGCCGACACTTCTGGAGCTCCTGCAACGCGCCGGTGCCACACCGGAATTTGCGCTGCAACTGGCCGCCGCTCGTGGCGTGATCGGGATCTCGGCGCGCAGCATCGACATGCTGCTTGGCCGCCGCGGCAATCCTTTCCTGACGTCGGTCGCGGGGTGCAGCTTTCTGCTGCTCGGCCTCGGTTGCCTGCTCTTTCTGCCGCCGTCGTCGGTGGCGCTCGGCGCCTTCATCCTGTTCTACGGCTTCGGCTCGGGCGTGCTCGTGGTCGCCCGGGCACTGCTGCCGCTGGCGCTCTTTTCGCCGCGCGAGTTCGGATTGCAGTCGGCGCGCCTGTCTCTGCCGCAAAACCTGGCAAATGCCGCAGCGCCCGTCATCTTCACCGCACTGATCGACCGCTTCGACCACCAGACGGCCATCGTCTTTGCCGGCGGTCTCGTCTGCCTCGCCCTGCTGGCAATCGCCCAGCTGATCTGCCTCGTGCGCCGGGCACACCGCGACGCCGCTATTCCGTCACCGCCCGGAACTGCAGCTCCGCCCTGAACCACTTCGCCTTCGGCTGCCGCCGCGTTCTTGTCGAAACGTGCGCGACGCTCACCAGCACGTGGCCGTTCACCGCCAGATCCGCATCATGCAGCAACAGCCTCACCCTCTGGGCTATCTGTTCCACCTGCCGGCGGCCTTCCGCGTCCGACCACACTTCAAGCGTCAGCCGGTGTTCCTCGCCGGGCTCGGTTGCGGTGGAGTAGTCGCGTGTCTCCATCTCCCCGAAGACGAGCGAAGGCAGTGCTGCGCGTGCCAGCAGCCGGTCGCGTATGCCGTCGGGGCCGATCATCTCTGTAAGTGCTTCGTCCGACGACAGCCGGGCATGGATTGCCGCCAGCAGAGCATTTGCCGCGCTCATCGAGCCGCCTCCTCGCAATGGCACAGCAGATAGCGCCGGGCCTCGTCCGGATCGCGCACCAGCTTGACCGCGAAGACGCGGCCTCCCTTGCGCAGCCGCTGCCCGGCCACCAGGTCGTCGCAAAACCACACCCAGATCCGGTGGCTGATCACTGCCGCCTCCGCTCCCGCTTCCTCTTGCTCGGTCACCCGCACGGGCTCCACCCGGGCCCAAAGTGCGCGCACCGGCTGCCAGGAGACCGTCACGCCGCCCTGCCCGTCCGGCGCCTCCCCCGGCTTCTCCAGCATCAGCCGCGCCGTCATGCGGCCGGGATCGAAGACGCTCGCCATCAGAGCCTCCGCATCCGAAACGGTGCTATCAGCCGCTCGTAGCCATCGGGAATTCCGGCCGGCTGCTGGTCCGGCGAAACCACGCCGCGGAAGGCGAACATGTGGCCGATATGGATCAGCATCGCCCGCTTCAGCGTATCCGGCACGTCGGTTCCGGCCTCGCCATAGCCTGCGGAAAAATCGATCTCGATGCCGTTCAACGGCTGCCCCGGCACCGGCGGATGGCGCAGCCAGAGCCGTGCCGGCCGTCCCGCCCCATCAAGAAGATGATCCTCAAGTGATACGTGAACAGCATCGCCGTCCGCATCAAAAACCGTAACGGCTTGAATCACTTGCACAGGAGATTTCCCGATACGGATGATGCCGTCGGCGGGCCAGTCGTCGAGGTAAAGCCGCCAGGACTGCGCCATCAGGCAAAGCCCCGTTTCGCGCTCCAGGTGTTCTCGCGCGGTGGCAATCAGTGAGGAGAGCAGCGCATCCTCCTCGCCATCGTCGAGACGCAGATGCGCCTTCACTTCGGCAAGCGTCAGCGGCTCCGCCGTGGGCGGAGTGGTCTGGGCATAGGTCATGGGGATATCCAAATGGGAGGAACTTGGGTCGATCCCCTCACCGGCAATTTCTGACACTTAGCTGACGCTAAGATGTCGACATTGCTTCCTCTCCCACAATGGGGAGAGGCACGGCGCGGCAATCTTGGGCTTCCCTCTCCCTTGGCGGGAAAGGTTACAAAATCACGATCTTAGCTTCAGCTAAGTCGTAGATTTTGTTGGTGAGGGGGTTGAGGCAATTCAGCTGGCCGCAAACCGCACCAGCTTGATCGCCTCGAAATTCTGCACCCCGCCGCCGACGCGCTTGGTGGTGTAGAAAAGCACATAGGGCTTGGCCGAATACGGGTCGCGCAGGATCCGCACTCCGGCGCGGTCGACGACAAGATAGCCCGACCGGAAATCGCCGAACGCGACAGCCGTCGCATTGGCGCCGACGTCCGGCATTTCCTCGGCCTCCGCGATCGGGAAGCCCATCAGCGAGGCCGGCTGCCCGGCCGACGCCGGCGGACGCCACAGGTAGTTGCCGTCGGCATCCTTGAACTTGCGCACGTCGGCCTGCGTCTTGCGGTTCATCATGAAGGTGCCGTTCTGGCGGTGCCCGGCCTTCAGCGCATAGATGACGTCGATCAGTGTGTCGGACGGACCGGTCGTCTTCCAGGCACCGGCGGCACCTGTCGCCACATAGCCGAGATTGCCCCAGCTCCAGGCGCTGTCGGCCACTGCCGTGTAGCTCAAGAAACCCTTCGGCTTGTTGATCCCGTCACCGCGAATGAAAGCATCGCCTTCCTGCTCGGCGAAGACGATGTCCACCTCGCCGGCGATCCAGGCTTCGATGTCGACTGCCGCATCATCCAGAAGCGCCTGGGTTGCGGCCGGCATGGCATAGAGCTCCATGGTCGGGAAGGAGAGCTCGGTCAGCTGCGGCGTTGCCGTCTGCGGCCTTGCTGCCGTTTCCGCCACCCAGCCGGTCGCAAGACCGGACGCCGCGAAAGGCTTCTTCAGCACGGCCGAAGAAACGGTGCGCACCGTCGAGAGCGCCCGCATCGGCGATACCACGGAGACGCGCCGGCCGATCTCGTTGTCGGTTTCCGGCGGCACCAGATAGCCGCCATCGGCACCGGCGGTCGCCGAGAACGCCTTCGCCTCCAGTTCGCGCAGGCCACCCTCGTCGCCGCGGCGCACATAGGCATCGAAAGCCGCCTTGTGCTCTTCGGCCTCCGGCGAAAGCTCCTGGCTACGCCCAGAACCAAGCGGCGGGCGCGCCCTCTTCAACACCAACTGGTCGAGCACCTTTTTCTGCTCGTCGACCGCGCGGTTGACGCGCTCCATCTTGTCGCGCGTCACCACGTCGGCCGTCAGCTTCTGCTCGATCTCGCCAAGCCTGCGGTCGTTGACGTCCTTGAAGGCCTCGAAAGCCTCCATGAATTCCTCGAAGGCGGCCGTCACCGTCTCCGGGACTCCCTTGACTTCCGGGGCCTTCACCTCGGGCGCCGTCTTTCCCATATCCGTCATGTCGCTTTTCCTTTGAAGCTGGGTTTCAACATCATCTTCGCCGCCCGCCGCATCTGGCGGACGAGCTCGGTTTCCCGGTCGCGGAAGAACCGCGCATGCTTGACGTCGGAGACGCGCGCCGAAGGCAGCATTGGGAAGGTCACCACCGAGATCTCCCAGAGGTCAGCCTCCAGGATGCGGCGCACGCCCGTCCTCGGGTCCGAGCGCGCCTTCACCGTCCGGAAGCCGATCGACAGCCCGTCGAGCGCGCCGGACTTCATCAGCGAAAAAACTTCTGCCGCGCGTCCCACGCCCGGCGCCAGGCGCCCCTCCACATAGAGCCCGCGGGCATCCTCGCGGATCACCGTCCAGGCCCCGATCGGCTCGGCCGGGTCGTGCTGGTAGAGCATGCGCACGCCGCGTGCGCCCCGCTCGACCAGCGAGTTCATGAAGGCGCCGCGCTCGATCCGGTCCTTGCCCAGATCCACCTCGCCAAAGACCGAGGCATAGCCGGAAAATGTCCCGTCGCCGGCGACGCCGGCGAGCTCCAGGTTGGCAAACTTGCGCCCGCTCGGGCGCAACATGGGGCGCAAGGGGGTGCGAGGCCCGCGGTCAGCGTGCATGGAATTCTCCTGAAATGTCAGATGTGCTTGCGGCGAAGGCGCGTGCCTCAGGCCGCCTTTTTCCCGTAGCGTTCGGCCACGCGAACCAGAGCGCCAAGCACCCACCAGGCAAGCAGGCTTGCCGCTGCAGAGCCTGTGAGCGAGATTTCCAGCCCGGTCAGACTGTCGGAAATACCCATCCGGGCAGAAAGCCAGAGACCGACGGGCTTACCGAAGATCAGCCCGCAGCAAAGCCCTGTGAAGAAGCGGCTCGCCGCCTCCCGCCGGCTCTTCGGCAACAGGTAGATCAGAGACACGCCCGCACCCGCCGCCGCGCCGGCGACCTTGGCCGCCAGCACGCCAGCCTCGTTGCCAAGGTCAGCCAT